GAGTATCCCTCGGAGTACAGTTCGATCAGCTTACGTGCCCAGTCTTTTGATTCAGTCTGAGCTGGCTTAGCCATATTAAACCTCTACTGTAGCTTCCGCGATAGTCTTCATAGACTCTCTAGCGTCAGCTGCTGCGACAGGATCGCGTTCATCAAACCAACCGCCATTACCGTCGGGGGATAGGTACTTGCTCACATCTTCTGCGGCTAGTACCTTAGCGATTGGGAAGCACACTGGCTTATTGTCCTCGTCTGCGGCTACGCCTACGAGGATCAGTTCTGTAGTCTCGGTGTCTAGATTGAAAGCTTCCATGATACCGATCTGGTTATCGTACACTCCTTGGTAGAACATAGCTAGGATATTATCTAGGTACCCTGCTTCTTCCTTGTTGGTAAAGGTGTACAGAACTGGTGAGATTTCGTTGGTTGCTTCGGTGTTAGTTTCGTTAGTCATCGTTAACTCCTTTGTTATGGGTGACTGTGTGGAGACGTTGGTGCCACAGACGTGGGACTAGTTGGGCGTCTCGACGGAATAAAAAGCTACCTGCTGAGAAGCTAGCTACTCTCTTCGTCCTCTCTAAGACCCTATAGGTAGTTATCCTAGATAGTGCTTCAATTTGCTGGGACGGGGTAGGTTACTTCTACAGCAGGTAACGCGGTGATTATGCGGAGGCCATTAGCCCAGCCGCTTTAAGCTTAGTTAGTAGTGCGTCGAACTGAGTCTTAAGCTCAGCAGTGTCAGCAGCCGCTGCTGGATCTTGCTTAGCTGCTTGCTTAACAGTACCAAGGGTAGTGGTAGTAGCTGCACCAATTGAATCCGGTACAATGCGTTCTAGGGTCTTGCGTTGAATCTGATCGAAACCAAAATATGGATCGTATGCCATGTGTGTATCTACTAAGTTATGCCGTGTTACTGGCTGGTAGTTACCCTTTTCCGTGGGTAATTGGTTTGAGAACACGCAGGTATGGCTAATCTATGACAGAGCTTTGGGAGACTCTATCATAGCTTCGCTTTGCTGCGAGTATTTATATCTCACTGTATACCATCATACAGCTATCAGTATCATTGCTAATCACAGTTAACTTTATCACAAACTGATTCCAGTCTAGTATATCCCCTTTATGGAGTAATACTTCCTGAGGCACAGTCTCGCCCCTCTATTGTCACCAGCTAACGCTGTTCGTCTCCCGTAGCTGTGTTTTACCCAGATCATTACTGAAGTGATCCGGCTCGCCGCTCTGTCAAAAGCGAGTACTGTGAACCTAGCAGACTATCTCATAACCGGGCTAGGATGAGTTATGAGTGAAACGCACCACGCGGAAGATTCAGTCTCCCGTAACATTCGGAGGCTTAGATAGTATTTATTCACAAAAGTTCAATAGGGGGGTGTGGAAGAGGACGTAAGCTGTTCAGCTTCTATTCATCATGCACTGACGCCGCGAGAATCCCCGCCCCCGCTCAGTTTACATTCTCTTCGTTCATTCCCTTCGCAGTTGTACTGCTCAGATCAAACAGTAGTTGATTCTCTCCGTTGTACACAGTAACTTCCTTATGTCTAACTACCATATTGTATATAGTCCAAGGATTGGCTTTCGTACCAGCAGTTCTTGGGAACTCGATTGTTAAATTTTCAGGGGGGTACTGCTCCCATAGGGGGGCTATCAGTCTATCCCACATACCCCGGTCTATCTTCTTACAAGCATAAGGACTCCGGTGCAGAATACAACCAAAAGGATTTTTAGCCCAGTTATTAGCTAACCTCCGCTTCAACGCCGCTTTCTTGGCGTTGTGGTGCCTCTTCCCTCTACGCCGCTTGCCTTGTCCTCTTACCTTTCTAATGTGCTTATCTTTCTCGTACTCAGCTATCCTCTCCAACTCTTTCCGTCTCGTGTCGTCGGAGAGCCTACACAATCCGCTCTGTTCCATCACGAACAGCTCTCCCGGCATCACCCTACCTTGGGCATCTAGACGGGGCTTGTAGCGCTCTACAGGAGCTTCTGGAAGGGGTACCTGTTTTTGGTTAATCAGGGTACCTAACTCCAACCATTCCTCAATCGTTAAGAATTCATCGTTCGTCCCAGACCCATCTTCGATGTTCTGTCCGATTCTTACTTCATTCATACAGCATCTCCTCGTTAATCGTTCAGTTATTAGACAGCTAACTTTTGAAAAGTTCCGGACAATATGTTGGGACCCACTACGTTGCACCCCCGGGGGTCGGTGAGCGCGGGGATACCGGGGGGGGGTCTGGGCCTTGTAGGCGGCCGGGCAGCAGCAGCAGGGGCAGGAAGCGCGAGCCGGCAGAGCCGGAGGCGCTACTTGTGGAACATGCGCGGCAACATGGCACAGGGGGGATGATGGGGCCACTAGGCCGGTATAGGTGCAAGGATGCGAACGGGCTGCGTTATCGGTAAAGTTTCCCCGGTGAAACGTTATAACATAACACTGTTAAGACTTCGTTAAGATTAACGATAGGAACAATCAATCGTTGATTAACGGACATTTAACATATCTTGGCGTATAGTTGTACCCATGAACCGACGGGCACTGGGGCCCAGCGGGGCTCTATGCCAACCTGTTAAGTATGCGTTCCGGGAAGCTGTATATACCCGGCGGCTCGTCCCTGATCCGCCGGCACCTTTTACCAGTAAAACCCGAAAGGAACGCGAACATGAACAAGATTGAACAACAACACGACCTGTCCAAAATGGATCTCAACGGGCTTATCGCTCTGCGGGCTATCTCGGAGGAAGTGAAGGAAGAAAACGCGGAAGCGCTCCAGACTATGCGCGACCTTGCGGCACCGCTGGCTGATGCCAAGAACGTGGCGGATGATGCCACCACGAAAAAGGGCACGTTGTGGGAATGCGTCATGCAAGTTATCGGTTCGGTTTTCGAGCGGACTGTTAACACCCCCGACCTGCGCTACATTGTCTTTTCCGATACGCTGGCGGAGTTTTTGACGCAGCCGACCACGGAAAGCGGCGAAAAGGTGAAACTGTCCACGGCTGGGCAATATGCCAGTACCGGACGGAAGTTTCTGATTCATCTTACCGAAAACCGGCTGCAATTCGCGCCGTTCGCAGAATATAAGCGGGCTGCGGTCATGGATGAAATGAAAGATAAGGCACACGCCGACCTACGAAAAGCAGTTAAGGACACGACCAAGTTTGCGGCTTTCATCATTAAGAAAGGATCGGCTACGGAACGCGAAAGCCTGTCCGCCTTGCTGGCGCAAATTAAGGTGGTATATGGGCCGGTCAAGGATCGAAACGAGGGCAAGAAGGCCGCAGCAGTCGGTGCCCGCGAATTGGCGGAACTGCGCCAGAACCATCCGGCGGCGCCTGCGGTAGTGGAAACGGTCGCGGCCAACATCGTGGCCGACGAAGCGGAAGCGGAAAAGCAAGCCGTTAACGGGTGAATCCCGTGCAAGACTCGGAGCGCATACTTAACGGATCGGTAAAGTATTAGCGGCAATGGTGCCGTTTATCCCTAAAGGTAACGAAGTCCTCGCCCACCCAGGGCGGGGTCTTTGTCGTGTCTGAAAGTTTTTTATTTGTCCTCGGTTCTGGTTTTTACTGATAAAACTGGAATCGTTTTGCTCCCATCTGGAGGTTTGCTCCTATGCTCACCAGAAACGAACAAGCGCACATTTACCGTCGTGCTGCTAACGTAGCAGCTGCGAACGCTCTGCGGTGGAAGGGCGTAGCAGACAAGCTCAAGAATACTGGCTTCGATGCTGCGTATCAGGCGGCGGCGAAGCGTTACCGCTATTACATGCGCAAACAAAGCGAAGCAATTTCTCTTTCTATCACGTATTGGTAATTTCCCAACAACCCAGGAGTTTCGTCATGAGCGCACCTGATTCTAATTGGATGAGTAGGACGTCACCACAATACAGGCTGGAGGTCGAGCGAGCAAAACTGCGTGCTATCACGCAAAAGCTGGCGGATATTCAGCTGGAAATCTGTGTGACCAATCGCAGCGAATTGCTACGTTTGCTGCGTGAAAGCGTTTCCGTCGCTGCGCGCATAGACAATCTGCACAAGCTTTCGAGGATGCTGTCATGAAGAAGACTTCCCCACTACTGCTCCTTTGGCACGACATGGCACCGTGGCTGGCTTTCTGTCTGGCTGCTGTCATCACTGTCGTCGTGTTCGGCGAAGTAATCGTCGAGATTGCATCCAAGTTCCTGTAAGGAGTTACCAAAAATGCCTGAAATCAAGGTAGGTGATACCGTCAAGATCGTCTCCAGTACTTATGTGGAACACGCTACTCGCATGGCTGGAGGTACAGGCACCGTGGTTTTTATCAGTAAATTCGCGGGGCCGCAGGAGGACGTGCTTACGGTTGAGATTTTTGACGGGATGCGGTTTGAATCGTGGGAATTCTACCGTGATGAACTCGAAGTGATCTATCAGCCATCGTGGTGGGAACGTATCGTTCTCGCCATCCTCCATCCGTTCTTCTGAGGAACAGCACATGAACAAGCACGAGGAATGATCATGACCTTACAAGAAAAGCGCCTGAAAATGCTGCTGTACTACTTCACTCTCATGAAGCGACACGAGCCGGGCAGTTTCCTTTACGGCTTTTATCTGTCCAACGTGCTGCGATGGCAATTCAGGTAGGCGTGCAGGTGTAGTCGCTTAGAAATAGGCGGCTACGCCGGCAATCCTTGAGAGCTAATGTCTAGCTCCTTGCCGAAACTGGAGAATTACCATGCTCGTTGATCGCGCAACTTACGACTACTCGCCCCTCCGTGGCCCGATCATCAACCCGCATACCGGCCGTGATCTGCGTCCGAAGTGGGAACGGCAGAAGTACGAAGCGGCGGTGAATTCCCGTCGTGAAATGCTGGGCTGGATCGCCAGCACTCCCAAGCAAAAGATGTCCAAGCGCGAACACGAAGCGTTCAAGCGGGCCGGTTTGGGCAGCATCACGCGTGATATGGTCGCTCGCCCCGAAGGAGTGTAACAATGCAGACCGGTCGCCCGAAACTCGATAAGCCGGTCCTCAAGAAGTTCAAGAAGGAGCCGAAGTACCCTCACCATCGTAGTGAAGGACTGACACATCGCCACAATAAGGGAACTGTCCTCCAACCACTATACGAGAAATCTCATGGCTAATTTCACTAAAGCGCAGTTCCTCACTGCGTACAAACTGCTGATGTGTACTATGCACCGCGGCATGGACGACGAGGAGGAAATCGTCCTCACTCGTATTCCGACCAAGGAAGAATTCTACGTCGTGAATGACAAGACGGCGGACTATGCCCGATTCTTGACAGCCGTCAAGGTTGGCGAGAAGTTCGAACCTGGCGGAGTCGGCGAAACCTGCTTGGCAATTGAAACGAGCGAAGACTTTTTATTCTTACTACCGCCGACCTGCTTCGTCAAGTACGTTGATCCCCGCATCGTGGAATTGAGCGAGCTGGGCGAGGCCCGCATCGACGTGTCAGAAAAGCGCGTTGTGCTGGAAGAGTACGGCGAAGGACTCTCTTTCGCTGACGTGACCAATTTGTACGAGAAGATCAAGGAGCTGCAACGCGAGTAACAAGCTCCTACGACAGCCCTTTGGAAACAGAGGGCTGTTTTGGTCAGCTTTACACCAATTTATCAATAAAAGGAGTTTCACCATGGGTACCAATTCCTGTTCCGAAATCAGTCTGCCACATCCTCACGCGGAGAACATGAGGCTGTACGCCGAAGATGCGGCAAAGAGTGCCAAGCCTTGGGAAAATTGGCAGTGGTTAAACATGTTAGGTGATTGGCAAGACTGTCTGAAACATCCATGTTGGATAACGCACCAGCAATACCGTCGTAAGCCTAAGACGGTTACCAAGTGGTGCATCATTTGGCAGAACCTCCATACCAAAGAATTTTCCGGATCTCCCTATAAGTACGATTCTGCTAATGAAGCCCTGCGCGCCGCGCCGTCTGTGCCGAACGTTACTAATTGGAAATTCGCAGGCACTGCTTCCTTCACTTACGAGGAGTGAGATATGACTACTGATAAAGTGGTCTACGATAATTTTGTCGAGTGGAAAGCGCCACCTACCTTTCAGGAGCTAATGCAACAAAGGAGCATTCAAGGGCTCGTAGTCACGGAAGCTACTCAGGAGGAGTGGGATCAGGCTGTCCATAAGCTGGGACGTAACATCGGAGGCTAGCTATCATGGGAATTGTAATCGACAGGATCGAACAAACACTAAAGGACATTGAGAAGCTGAAGTCTCGCAATCAACGTCCTACTGTGTGCCACACACAGCACGAGGCTGTAAGCGAACGTGACTTCGTGCGTAAGTTCGGAACGAAAGTCGCCAGCGTTCGCTACTCTGGTAGGGCTGACATGGTCGGGCTGATCGTCGCCGGACGTGAGTCCGGTATCTGGATCACGCGGGACAAGAACGGACAACGCTGGTGCCGTTGTATCGACGTGAAGAATGGTCAGATGCACGTCACCGAGCGTAAGCTCATGTTGCGGGATCGTGATTCCCTCACGTTTCTGTGGCGTGGGCTTCTCAACTGGATCAAATAGTGAGGTATAAAAAATGCGACGACATTCTTTTGCTTACTCATTCGGATTTGCTTTGGTGAATTTTGTCGAGGCATGTGTAATTCTCCTAGCATTAGGCTTGTGGAGTCCGGGATGGCTCACTGATTACGCGAGGTGGTATGCCCTCCGCTCGATTATGCGCAATCAATGGAATAAATGAGGAGTAGTAAAATGAAAACTGGAGGAAAGAAAGCAATCAACGAACCAGTAGTGGTTACGCTGTACGAATGGTGGTGCAACTGGTGGCGCGGCCCTTCCTTGTGGAAGGACTTGCTCGCTATCCTCCTCATCATCGTGAGCACCATCTTCATTTCATCTGCGGTACTGGGCATTGCGCTGGCCATCAAGTAATCGGAGGAACACATGGCTAAGTATAACTATGCGCTGTTCGTACATCCAGCGAAGAAACACAACAACGGAGTGACTGTTGTCATACGTGCTTTCGACGTGCTCGGTGAACTGGTACAGCACAACATGCTGAACAATCGAACGGTCAGCATCTTCAAGACAAAAGAAAAGGCTACCCACAACAATCTAGCGGCAGCTAAGGCGTACATTGAAGTGTGTTACATGATGCCCGAGGAGTTCTTCTAATAATGCTCACGTCAATCGATATCAGCTACTACTCGGCGCAGGTGCGCGAGAAGGCAGCCAAGATGTACACAGCCTACGCAACAGCTCTCGGACTTCATGAGCATACGTGGGATAAACTCTCGTCCGAACAGCAACTCCAGTGGTTCCGCGTCGCCAAGTGCCACCAACCAAGCAAGCTTAACAGGTACATGCCATGAGTAGTCATAAAGAAAACGCCAAAAAGCAAGCGGAAGTCATGCTCGCGTTTGCGAAAGGTGAGCAAGTTGAAATTCGGTCAAGGAGTGGCGGTAGCTGGCAGGAAACACAATCGCCGAACTGGAATTGGGTAGACTGCGATTACCGCGTGTCACCGAAGCCCGTCGAAACTGTGCTGTATTTTCACACCGCCGCTGGAATAGCTATTACCGAGAGCGAGTACAACCATAAGGGCTGTTTTCAGCAAAACTATACGAAGCACAAGGTGCTGGTCTACCCCGCCGACTGATTTATTGGTAAAAGGAGAAGTTAGATGTTTCCCGATGTGAACGAAGATCGCACCGGCCTCAAGCCTATCGACTGGAACAAGGTAGCCGAGAAGTATCCGGCTGTGGCGCTGTACAACCCGGACAAACTCAACATCATTCCTCGTGACGAGGTGATGCTGTCCTTGTGTCATGATGAAGCAGGCGAGGCTGTGGTTTCCAACGTGCCGCTGGAAGAAATCTGCAAGAACCTCACGGACGCCCAAGGTTCGGCGGCTTCCGATCTGCGCAAGCTCGCCAAGCAATACATCGTGTTCCGCAACAAGAACGCAAGGCTTCCCGGTTTCGGCAAGTGGGTAAGCAGTATGTTCAAGAACAACCAAGAGTATATCACGATGATGGCCAAGGCGGGACAGCATGAACGCACCGCTCCGAAAAATTCGATCATCATTTCGTGCAACCCCGTGGACATTTTGCGGGGCGGGCTGGGTAAGCACTTCTTCACCTGCCTTGGGCCACATAAGTATCCACACGGCGGGTACGGCGGTGCATACGCAGCTGTGCTTCCCGGAGTGTTGCAGGAATGCGCAGGCGTGGCGGTGGCCTTCATCGAAGACCCGAATAGCGAAGCGTACAAGGCTCGTTGCTGGATTCACCACATCGAAGTGGACGGCAAGGTTGCCGTGCAGCTGAACACGCCGTACGGTAATGGCATCACAGAGGAAAAGCTGGCTGCTATCATTGCCAGTAAGGGGTTTGACGTTTATAACCAGGAGTGGGGAGGCAAGACTAAGTACAAGTTCATCAACAATTTTAAACGTCGCATCCATTGGGACGCTATCGAAGCGGACGCGTGTGGCGATCTAATCGCCAAGGCGGAACCCATCATCCAGAAAAAGAAGGCTGCATAATCATGGCTATTAATATCACAATCACTCCTACGAAAAGCGAGGAGGTAAAGCCTTCGCTACCTGTGCTACGACAGCACAAACGCTCTGGTGCGATCTATATATTCACGGATACATTCAACGCAATTCGCTTGTCTGGTGATGGTGGTCGCACCGGCGACCGCGCTTACTTCCCCTGCGGCGCGTTCGACCCGATGTTCGTAAAGTGTTCCATCACCCTTACCTCCGAGGATTAATACAATGGCCGTCAAGAACAACGTCATCAACTTCCCCGCCCGCAAGCAAGCTCAGAAGGAACTCAACAATATGAACACTCAGTACGAAGACAACAGCCGTGGCCCGATCCGCTTCGACAAGCTGCGTCACGGTTCCACCTTCCGCATCGTCGCCGAGCCGAGCCGTGGTATCTACCGCTCGAAGGATACGTCGGTGTACAAGAAGGATCACAACTACTTCTACTCCACTGATGTGGACAACGCCGAGCGTTCCATTGTGCTGTATCCGCAAGACCTCGTGATGCCGGTTGTCAAGCCCCGCTCTCACCACAACAGTGCAACCAAGCAGCGGGCAGCCTAAGTCATGAAATTTCTACGCAAGTACCGTACTAATCTGATCCTTGGCATCATCGGCATTGCATTCGGCCTTGGTATCAGCGCAGCAGCTACTGCTGAAGGTCCGGCACATATGTACATCACCATGCGGGAGCCGACTAGCAACCGAGTTGCTACCCTTTCCTGCATCATCATCAACTCTACCAAGCGACAGGAGTTTCGCTGATGTTTGCTACTGCTAAGGAACTAGTGGACGCGTGCAAGGCTGGCCGTGTTTACGGCAATTATCCCAACGAGAAGGTAGCGCAGGAATTTATCGATAAAGAACTCCAGCGCGCTCTCGACAACAACCAAGGTTGTAAGGACAACCGCCCGTGGCATATCGTAGACTTTGCACAGAAACTCGACAAGAAGCTGCCGTGGATTGGCTTCGAGTTTGAGACGGGCTTCAACAGCAAGGACGAGTATCAGCAGTTCATTCGCTGGCTGTGGGATCAGCCGTACGTAGCTATCGACCGCGAAGGCACTGGTGAGTATCCGGTCGAGGTTGCCTTTCCTCCGCAGACTCTAAAGGACATGGAAGACAACGACCATCTGCTGATGCGTTGCGTGAAGTGGGTCGAGGATAATAAACTTACGCCTGCCCGTAATCCGACCACGTTTACCAAGCGTGATGTCGGTATCCATGCCGGCATCTCCACCGCCAAGTGGCGCGCTATGGACGATGCTCGCAATGATAGGTACAACGCGTGCAACAAGCTTGACCGTTTGCTAGATTCTCTCAACGATGAGCAGCGTAACGCAGCGTATGGTCGCACTGCATTGCATTGGGGATGCGCCCACAATCGCCACTCTTATGTGGAACTCAAGATGTTCCGTGCTATTCCTTCGTCGGAGTACATTGCACAGGTTGTAGTTGTGACTAAGCAGTGTGTGAAGATGTTGGACGCACTGCTGGACGACTTTAATGTACTCGACAAGTGGGACAACACCGACGTGTTCAACTTCCTCACTAACCCCGACGCTGACATCGAACTGGAGAAGAAGTAATGTGTATCGCAATCGTAACGACCGCCGGCAAGACTATCTCGGACGAAGTATTCCAGCGTTGCTGGCGTAACAATCGGGACGGGTTCGGCATGGCGTGGGTCAACGCCAAGGACGGTAAGGTGCTAATCGACAAGGGATGGATGGCACCCGAAGCTGCGCTCCGTAAGTACCGTAAGATCGCCGAGGACGAGAAGAATGCAGACCGCTTCATGCTGCTGCACTTCCGTGCCGCCACTGTCGGTAAGGTGACACAGGACAACTGCCATCCGTTCCCTGTCAAGGGAGGTGCTATGATCCATAACGGCACCTTCTTCCACGACGCGAACGCTACCAAGAGTGACAGCCAGTTGCTTGCCGAAACTATGCACAACGAGCTGCACGTAGCTAATGTGCAAGGCCATAAGGAACAACTGCAAAAGGCTTTCGGCTACAATCGAGTTGCCTTCCTGTTCAACGACAACAAGATTGCCATCTTCTCCGAAGAGTACAACGGACGTGGCGGGCAGTTTGGTCAGTGGGCTGACGGCGTGTGGTATTCGAACGGCGGCTGGGCCGGACAGTACAACGGTTACTATGGCGATGACATGCAAAAGCGCCAAGGTGCTCTTCAGCGTGACATCCTCGACGATCAAGATCAGTATGATGCGTGGCTACTTGGTCGTGGTAATACGTACCGCGCAGGCTAATCAAACACAACATAAGGAATAATTCATGAACGCTTTCATTCTCCGTCGTCGCGCTCTCGGCCGTACCAGTTGCAAGGAAATCGCCAACAACTCCAAGACGGGCATCGCCGTTGTGCGCAATGATGCTCCGATTCCGGAGGCTACTGTCGTGTTCCGTTGGGGCACTACCTCCAACGTGCCGAAGGTTCCGAATCAGGTCATCGTCAACGAAGCTCGCGCAATTCACTGGTGTGCCGACAAGAAGAGTAGTCGCCTTGAGTTGCAGGCTAAGGGCGTGCCAGTCCCAGAAACTTGGAGCGTGGACGCATTCAAGCAGCTCGATCCTGCGCAGTATCCAGATTACGAATTCGTGCTGCGTCGTGCTAAACATGCACAGGGTAAGGATTTGTGGGCAGGTACGTACAAAGAAACTATTGATAGCATTCGCTACAACCTAGTAAACGACGGCTACGTCTCTCGCCTGATCGACAAGGTTGCTGAGTACCGCGTGTTCGTGTGCCAAGGCCGGGTCGTGTGGGTCGCCAAGAAGACTCCGGGCAATCCCGATCAGGTTGCGTGGAACGTGGCGCAGGGCGGCCGATTCGACAACGTGCGTTGGGGCGAGTGGCCGATGGCTGCCTGTGCTGCCGGTATCAATGCCGCCCTCGTCAGCGGTGCCGATTTCTGTGGCGTTGATGTGATGGTAGACGCGGACGGCAAGCCATACGTTCTGGAAGTCAATAGCGCTCCGTCGCAGACCAGTCCGTATCGTCAAGCGTGCGTAGCTAAGGCGTTCGATTACATCGTGAAGAACGGTAAGGCGGTGATCAAGTGTGAACAGTTCAAGAAGTGGCGCGATGTCATCCACCCTGCTGTCATGGTTGGAGAAGTTGATGGCGTCGCGGCGTAAGAAAAGACGACAAGCTGAACGCCGTGCTGCTATCAGGAAAAAAGCGAAGGAGTACTCAGCTGTGACTGAGAAGCCTAATTACGTTGACTACAGGGTAGCCGTCCAAAAAAAGGAAGGCGATCCTGTCTATGTCATTACAGTCAGGGAGAATGACCGTACTCAACTGTTTAGTTTCATTGCTCGCATCTACGAAGTTCCTGCATACACCGATTTAGCACATTTGGACATCCACTGTGTCCACAACGACGGCTCGGTCGAAGTCGTATATGAGAGCGGTGACTGGCCTGCACATGCTAAGACTGTCCGTAGTGAAGGCTTTGTCGTTCGCGGCAAATCTAAGGCTGTGCTAGAAGTTCCCGGCAAGTCAGGCGATATGCCGCTAGTAACTACAGCGGCCAAACCTAAGGCAGAAGCTAAGATCGAGAGTAAGCAGGCAGTAATTGCGGGCATGCGGTATATCCCGCGTGCCCGTTACACGACAATCAAACTAGAGGTTTAAGCTGTATATGGCTAGCAACATGATCGAACGGCTTGGAGCCGACTGGTTCAACCAGCGTTGTGGAGGTGCCTTCTTCTTGTTCGAAGGTAAGCTACTACTATTGCGTGGTGTCGCGAACGATGCGGTTAAGGCGGAGACCACCGAGGCAATCACAAAAATTCCTATGGACTACTTCTCAGGGTTTAAGGTATTCGAATACCCTGCACTTGGTTATCGCAAGTACGGCAAGGGCTGGTGTGTTTTCATGACAAAGAAGCACACGTTCCATCGTGGACTTCGTGAAGGTTGTGTTAACATCCAGCTATCTCCTGTCAGCCAGCTCGTGTACAACAAGCTGTACCGCAAGCTCGGCGAAACAGACATGCCGCCAGAGGGGTGGCGTAAGATGCACGCAGTGTTCTTCCCCGAATACGACACTGCCGCGGACATGGAAGACCTGTTTGCAGGCAAGCGGCCGTGCGTTGTGATGAACGCAGACATCATGGTAGAGTATGATGTTTCTAATCCAGCTGCCAAGGGCTTTGTCATCTACCACCGAGAGCGTCCTATCGGTTGGATCAGTCCTGAGCGTGAATACAAATGGCGTACCGAAGAGTACAAGTCAGCTTTCTCCTATCTTTTTACTGGTAAATAATCATGGATCTTAATAAGCTAAACGTACTAGGCGCTATTAACCGAGTCGGTGGCGAGTACGCACCGAGCAAGAAAGCTGCTCAGTTGTGTGATGCTCGCATTGTCAATCCTAGCATCCTCTGTGGTGTTGAGATTGAACTGGAAGGATGGCGCGCAACGCAAGCACAAATGGACAAGTTCGGCGACTATTGGGATGAACACGAGGAAGGATCGCTACGCGACGGGCGAGAGTTCGTGCTCTATCCTCCTCGTAACGGTTCAGAACTAACAGCCGGGCTCGATAAGTTCTTTAACTCGGGCGCTCGCTGGGTGCCTTCTGAGCGTGCCAGTGTACACATCCATCTGGACATGGCTCAGTACACAGTCGGCCAGTTCCGTTCTATGTTCGCGCTGATCTATGCGCTCGAAGGTGCTATCTACCGCGTTGCAGACGAGAATCGTAAGTGGGCAAGTTACTCGTGTCCGCTCATCGATATGCGGCCGGCGCGTATGTACGGCATACTGGTAGCAAACACGCGTGATAAGTTCCGCGCATCGGTAGCAGGCAGGTACCACGAAGAAAAGTATTATGGCTTCAATGCCGTGTCCCTGAACAAGCACGGTACGGTAGAGTTCCGGTACTTCCCCTGCACTACTGACGGCGATCTGGTTTACAAGTGGATCAATCTGTGCATGGAACTACATACGGCAGGTACGATCTTCGACGATCCGCTGTCTTTGATCGAACGTATCAACGCTCTTGGCGTGGAGGATTTCGTTAAGAAGTACCTACCGCGTAGCGCAGATAGCTTGCTGATGTATATGGATCGTAATGAAACTATCCGCCGTCTTACTACTGTCGTAGCGATGGTAAAGGACGCACAGCAAGTCGGTGTTCGTGTCGTGGGTGACCTCGCTGAAGTGCAGTCTGAAGCTTTCACCAACATGCTACAGAACGTGCTCGGTGAGGTGTACGACAATCGAGCAAAGAAAAAGAACGAAGCCGTAGAGGTGCGAGCTATCGACCTGTACAACAATTTGCTGAAGCAGGCCGATGTCGAAGTTGTGCCGTGGAAGCTGAACGAACTCAACCCCTTCGACTAATACTGGAGCATTGCTATGTGTGGCATTCTTTGCGCTATCAACGGTACTCGTTTCTCTAAGGACAGCACCGACTTTATCACCGACGGAATCCTGACTGGTGCTGTGCGTGGCCGTGATTCTACTGGCATTGTCCAAGTGGATGTGCATGGTGGTATTTACATCCATAAGCAGGCCGTGTCTGGTTCTGAATTCCTCGACGATAAGACCACCAAGGCTTTCATTAAGGATGTGGAGAAGAGTCGTGTAACTATCGTCCATCATCGTGCTGCTACTGTCGGTAACATCACGGACAAGAACGCGCACCCGTTTATCTGTGACATGGATGGAATCAATCCCAAGACCAAGAAGAATCACCTGCTGGTCGGTGTACACAACGGTTCACTAACCAACTGGCGCACTAAGCCTAACGCTAAGGACTATGTGGTTGATAGTGAGTGGGCACTCAATCGCATCGCAACTATCGGTAACGAAGCCTTCAAGGAAATCGAAGGTCCGTATTGCTTCATGTGGGTAACTACTAAGGAACCGAACAAGCTGTACGTTACTCGCAACACCGGTCGCCCGATGCACGCAATCATGTCGAAGGATGGCACTGAGATGTACTTCGCCAGTGAGACAGGTATGCTTGCGTGGCTGGTGGAGCGTAATAAAATCTCAGTGGAAGATAACATCCTAGTGCTGGGAGACAATCATATCTACGAGTTCGACATGAGTGACCGTAAGATCAAGGTCACTGCTGTTCCTCGCCCGGCTCCTGTTGTCATTGCAGGCAACGGTGCTGTCAGTATGTACGACTACACGCGGCGTTCGGCTAATACCCACGGCAACAACACGCTTAACCACGCAGGCTATGTTTTCATCGAGGGTGTTAAGGACGCGTTGAAGGCCAAGGCTCCAGTAGTTACGTCTCCTGCTGTGTCAGTTCCGGCAGTAGCTAAGGAACCCAGCGCAGAAGTTGCACAAATGATGGAGGATATTAAGAACGCTGGTGAAGATGTGCCGTGGAGTACCGACGACGACGACTACTTCACTGCTGATCAAGTGCCTACCTCTTGGTTCAGCAGTCGCAGTGCTGGCGTAGACGAAACGAAACTAGCTACTGATAACCAGATGTTCAGGTCGCTTGAGTGGTTTCAAGGAGTTGAGTACGACGATGCTACTGGCGAACTTCTGGGTGAAATCCAGACTTGGAGCCGGCAACATGGGAAGGTTAACCATGTAGCCATCATGCGTGGCGTATCTCGTGCCCGAGCCAACGCTCAGTATGTGGATAGCAAGGCGGCAGGTGATTGGGTTGTAGTCATCGGTGCCCGTAACGACAGCCAGCTTGGTCTGATCTACATCGTCGCCGAACTGAATAACCACGGCCGCCAAGCTCTGGAAAAGCAGAAGGCTGTCAACCACTAATGTGAGGTTAATGTGAACGCAAGGGATTCAGTTGTACTTAACTTCGCTTCCTTAGCAGAAGGTGAACGTAAGTCAGGGCAGCTATGCCCCATGTGTAACGGAGGTTCACATAGGGAAAAGTCCTTCTCTGTCAGCAGGAACGCTGGTTATCTAGAGTTCATCTGCTTCCGTGCATCCTGTCCGTTCAAGGGCAGGATCGCACTTAGCGGAGCAGTTCGTTCAGACAACGGCACACAGCGCGCTGAACCTTCGCCTAGTGCCTATGTCAAAACAGGCCCGCTCCCGACGGAGCTGGAACAGATGCTCGCAGTTAAGTACGGCATCGATCCCGGTATGTTTGAATGGGCACGCTGGCGCTTTGTATCGAGCTACAAGGGGCACGGTCCTCGTGTGGCTATGCCCATACTAGACACAGACGGAAACGCCAGAGGAGTCAACTGGCGAAGCTACACAGGGGAAAAGCCTAAGGCCATCATCGAAAGACTCAAGCCGCAACAAGAACAGATGTGCTGGTATCGCAGCAGATCGCACGGCACTAAGCTAGTGATCACTGAGGATCAGCCGTCTGCCTTGCGTGTAGCATCACAGGGCGTAGACGCGCTGGCACTTTGCGGAACTCTGCTCAACCTGAATCGTATCTACGAAATCAAGCAGCAGTCCTACAAGCAGGTGTACCTCTGCCTAGACGATGACGCTACCAATGTAGCCATCAGCCATGCCGTGCTGTTTAAGGCACGGTTACCTCAGCTACGCATCATGCAACTCAACGATGACATCAAGGATATGGATGATGTCGATTTTGAAATGTTCATTCAGGAGGTAAGCCTGCCGTGAAGAAATTAGTCTATCTGCTGCCCGTCATTGTACTCATGACTGGTTGCGCGCTACAGATTGATAGCTGGAAACTTAGCGCAGCACAAAATGCTTGTACTAATCTGGGCGGTGTAGACTACCTGTCCACTTCCTCAGACGGGACAACTTTCGTTCGTTGTAACAATGGAGATAAGTTTAATATCACACAAGGAGGGTAATGGAATCACATCTACTTAAAGCAGCGCTAACTAGTAGAGACGGCTTTAATCTAATCATCGATTACATTACTGCCAAATCCTACACGCGAGAGTTTCAAATCCTAATCGACAAGATCAAGGAATACTATGAGAAAGATCCTGATGCTGATCACGTAGTACGTGAAGTGTTCTTGGCTGGACTGGAAGCTGCTATCCAGAACAAGAAACACATAGAAACTTTCACCAATATCATCAACGAAGCTGAGGGCGTAGATACTTCTACTGCAAATCTGCAAGAGATTATCCTACAAGCTAAGCTTCACGAGGTAGGTAACAAACTGTCCGTTGCTCTAATCAACAACGACAAGACCGTACCTCAGCTACTAGAAGACTACCGTGAATTATCACACTACACATCACTAGACGAGCTAAGTCATGTCGGCGTGGAAATGCTGACAGCTGATGACATTGACTCTGTACTTACACGAGCCATCAATCGTGAAGGACAGATGATTGTCTACCCTATGGCGTTCAACGAACGGCTAGAGGGACGTGCCGCAGGCGGTCACCACATCATCATCTTCGCCCGTCCTGAGATGGGCAAGAGTGCGTTCAACGTAACGATGGCATGTGGCTTTGCTCGGCAGAAAATGCACGGCATCTACTTCATTAACGAGGATCGCATCGATGACATCTACATGCGTATCGTCAGTAACCTCACAGGGCTTACACGCGATGAAGTAGAGAAGAACAAGCAGCTAGCTATTCAGATGGCACTGGAGCGCGGACTTGGTTACATTAGGCTTATCTCCCTAGCACCGGGCACACTCAAGCAGATCGAAGCGTTCGTCGATAAGTACGAACCGAAGTGGGCAATCGTGGATCAGCTGCGTAACCTAGATGTTAAGGAAGCTAACAAGGTTCTGCAACTAGAGTACGCCGCCACAGGCCTGCGCAACATCGCCAAGAAGTACAACGTGTTGATGATCAGTTCGACACAGGCTGGCGATAGCGGAGAGAATAAGAAGCTGCTAACTATGGGTGACGTAGACTTCAGTAACACAGGCGTAGCTGCGCAAGCGGACGTGCTTGTCGGTATCGGCGGTGATCCTACCGACGTGGCTGAAGGTAGGCGCATCATCAACATCAGCAAGAACAAACTGTCAGGACTACACCAGAACTTTCCTGTCAAACTTGTACCACAACTAAGTCGTTACCTATCTTACCGACAGAATGGGGCGGAAGAATGAGTACATTTTTTGCTAGTGACCTGCACTTAGGCCATCGAAGGATTCTAGAATTTGAGGCAAAAGCAAGGCCGTTTACTAGCGTAGAGGAAATGAATGAAGCCATTGTAGATCGTTGGAATAAGACTGTAACGAAGAAGGATGTAGTATGGGTACTTGGGGATATAGTCTTTGGGGCGGATAACTTTCACTACCTCGACAGGCTACACGGCATCAAGAAACTTATTCTTGGTAACCATGACCACTATCCAATTGCTAGATACCTTAATCACTTCAAGCACATTGGTGCTGTTGAGAAGTTCAACGACTGTATCTTGACTCATGTGCCAGTACATCCGGGACAGTTCTACAGATTCAAAGCCAACATACATGGACACTTACATAGCAAGGTCGTCACTAAAGAAATAAACACAGTCACAGGCATTGGAGAATTTCCGCAACAAGTGCCAGATGCACGTTACATCAACGTGTCTATTGAACAGAACGATCTAACGCCTATTGCGTGGGAAGTAATCAAAGCTCGCGTAGAAGTAATCGAATAAAACGGAGTACAAAACTAATGAAGCTGAATAAAGAGCAGAAGGATTATATCAATACCCGTATCAATGCCCTCATCAATAACAAGCTTTCTGATTTCGAGAAGGCTAATCCTGTCTGGCATAGTGAGGAAGAGATAGTTGCACAGCGAAAGGAACTTGTTGTTTTTGCACGCAAACTTGGATTTGACTTTGATGATGATCGTGATATTCCGTACGCTCTGCGCTACACTAGGCTGAAGCCGACCAAGACTATGCAAGCTAACCAACTCAAGCTCGATAAGTACAAGGATAAGCTGCAAGAAGCGAAGCGTAAGGTTACCGAAGAGCTAATTCTAGGCGCAGGTAACGACGCCATCGAGCTGCTGAACAAGGCGCTCAAGCACATCGAAGATGTGAAGTAATGAACACTCTGTTCAGCTAACTTAACAGTTATAGCTTGACAGAGGTTTCTAGTTTTTGTATAATGTACTTATACCGAGTGTGGTTGGTGATAACACACGAGGTTGAAGACTGAGTGTAGTGAGTACTGAACTAGACAAACGTGAAGTACGAACGTAACGAAGTAATGACTGAGACCTCGACCCCTATAGAGGTCTCGGTATATACACAAAGGTAAACAATGGACGCTAAGAATTTGCTTAATCAAGATCCAGTGGATATGATTCAAGCTGCTAAGTATCACGTACACAGGGGCTTCCGGCACTTCGGAGAACAGCGCGGCGATGCCGCTCGGTTTCTGCACGCTAAGGCGTTGAATCTTGGGTACCTCATGTTCTGCGCACATTACGGCCTTGCTCGCAATGGCAATGTACTTGTCGATAGGGCTGTGCTGACTGATGACTTTGATAGGTTTGTAGTTAAGCCTGCCGCTAAGCGTAAGGCTCAGCCTGCTCGCGTGCCAGAGTTCCCTCGCATCGAGCTCTTGCCCGCACGTTTTAATAGAAACTACCACGACCAGTTCGTTGTATACGACGATCCTTTTATGGCGGTAGCTCCGGGCGAACAGGTACAAGTCTTCCAGCCACCGCCTGCTCCTCCGCCGGAAGATGTTCCCGCTATGCAACTGCTACGCGCAGCAGCCCCAGCTGCGCGCGCAAATGCGCGTTTCATCGACGATGCACAGATCATCGCTCAGGCTAATGATGCAGCACAACTTGGTTACGCAGACATGCAGCGCGCTGCTGAAGTTGCGAGGCAAGTTAGGGCACGTTTCGTAGAAGCTATTGATGCACCTAACCACAGGCTAATTGATAACATAGCCGGCGCTGGAGCTGACTTTGAAGTATATGAAGATGCTGGTGAGGAGATTGAGGACGGTGAAGTCGAAGAAGATAATGACTACGACGAGCATGACGATCTTGATGATTACGTTGACCCGTTTTGAGGAATGCTGATGTATCTACACATGAACCATATGGACACAGCTGTACTGCTTTCTCTAGGCTTTACTGGCGGTATCGCCGAAGGGCTGTATTGGGGAACAGCCAATGATGGATCACGATGGCACGTACAGGATGACGGACTGTGGTTACTATTCGCTAAGTGCCGGCCTAGTGGATTGCCGGGTTGCTACGAACGAATGAAACATCAAGACTTCGATAGACTATTTAGGAAACCACCACGATAATGCACCATAGAGCGGCACAACGAGAATCGTTCCAGCTAGTCGCCGAAACCTGTCCCGCCGTAGACAATGCTCTTGATGAAGCAGCAAAGCAGATCAAAGTACAGACTGGCACTTTACGTGACGCCCTGACAGAAACGCTAGAGCGGGCGATTGAGCATGCCCGCGCCGCCCTAGCCGCCCACGACAAGCGGAGGTGCTAAGTGAACAAGTGTGCTACGTGTGGACGTGAAGTAAGGTGGCGTAGCCCTGAACATAATTGCTACGACTGCGACGTTATCTACAGGTGTGTGGGAGGTGACTACGATGAAAGTAGTAGAAAGACTGTGGATCGATCCTCCAAGTGGGTGGCTGTACGGATTCCCGAAATTGTGGATTCCGGAGAAGCACGGAAATCTGCGTGCTTGGTTAATTAGTAACGGCTACCCAGCTAAAGAACTACACAGTTATACAATTATCAGGCAATGGCCTGACGAGCAAGGAGAGGCCAAATGAACAGTAGTACAGACGATTGGTGATGGAGAACACTATAGAAGATAACAATCTACCGTGGTTTATCCAAGATCCCGTGCGAGCAATGTACGTGTTCATGAACCCTACCAAGTTCGTGAGCCTAGACTTCGAGACAAACTCTAAGGAGTACGGGTCTGCGCTAGTGAAAGACAATCACATCGTACTTTCTTGTTGGGAGGTACACGATGTACTGGCAGGCACAGTAACAAAGAAACATTTGTGGGGTGATGAGTATTGCCTAGCTGAGCTAGAGCGGGATATCTCAGACTCTCAGTTTGTTGTAGCACACAACGCTAAGTTTGAATTGCAGTGGCTGCGGCGTGCTGGACTTGATCTACGTTCTATCCTTGTCTTTGATACGTACCTAGCAGAGTGGGTCATCGCCGGTAATCGCGGCAACACTCCGGGATGGGAGCTAAACCTAGACGCTACCGCTGCACGCTACGGACTAGGCAATAAGGTACAAGCCGCGAAGCAGATGATTGATTCGGGTATCGATCCTGAAGATATTCCGCGCGGTATCCTACTACCTTACTGCTACCAAGACGTAGCACTAACGACTGCAATCTACAAGAAGCAGATAAAGCAGCTTGTTGCAGATAAGCTGTTGCACCTAGTACTTACACGGTGCCTCACTGCTGCTGCACTTGCAGACATTGAGTTCGCTGGAGCTGAGCTAGATCGTAAGCGCGTACTGGAAGAGTACGACAATGCTGTGCGGGAGTTCAACGAGCTTGAGGAACAACTACGTAAACTGACGGGCGGTATCAACCTAGCCAGTCCTGTGCAGTTGTCCACATATCTGTTCGAGACGCTAGCGTTCCCCCCACCTAAGGATCATAAGGGCAACCCCCTAAAAACTAAGCGAGGTCAGTACAAGACTGATGCAAAGACACTAGACAAACTCAAGGCCGTAACGCCAGAGCAAGAGCAGTTCATTCGATTGTACAAGCGAAGGAACAAACTCGACTCCTTGATCACTAAGAACCTGCTGTTCTTTAAGCTGGTGTGTGAGCAACGCGATGCGATGTTCATGGGCAACATCAACCAAGGCTTTACCAATACCCATCGACTAGCATCTACAGGCAGACCAATCTTATTTGCTGGACTTAAGGCTGCTCGTGGCGCGCAGTTCCAGAACATGCCCCGTGCGTATAAGCGATTGTTCAAGGCTCATGATCCTGATTACCTAGATTGTGAAGCAGACGGAGCACAGCTAGAGTTCCGCGTAGCGGTGGAAATGTCGAACGATCCTGTTGGTAAGGCTATGCTAATCAACGGTGATGACGTTCACGCAGATACCGCTAAGGTGTTCGTTGACTGGAACACAGCACACCCTAAAGATCCTCACCCTGATTTCATTGGGCTGGATTACAAAGCAGCACGTCAACCGGCCAAGCCTCAAACCTTCAAGCCTACATACGGCGGACAAGGTATTCATCTGGCAGAGAAAGAGTACTGTAAGTTCTTCCGTGACAAGTACAAGGCGCTAGCCAAAACTCAGAAGGATTGGACTTATGAAGTTCTAGACTCAGGTAAACTCCGCACACCATATGGAATGATCTTCTACTGGCCCGGTACTACAATGTCTCGGTTCGGTTACATCGACAACACAACGAGCATCTATAACTATCCCATTCAGGGGTACGCGACTGCTGAGATTATTCCTATCGCACTAACTTACTTCTGGCATCGCATTAAAGGATTGCGAATTGTTTGCTGGAATACTATTCACGATTCAATCGCCTCGCGCGTACATCGTGAAGACGTAGAACAGTACAAGTTTATCAGTAAGCGTGCGTTCACGCAAGATGTGTATAATTACCTGTCTGCGGTTTACAAACTAGACTTCTCCACCCCGCTAGCTGTCGGTGTAAAGGTCGGCGAGTATTGGGGAGAGGCAGAAGCTGAAGAGATTTGGGAAGTCTATCCAGACGGTACCGAACATTACAAGTGCAAGTAAGCACAGAGGAAATGAACATGGCCCATGTTAAAAAGAAAACTAAGACTCCTAAGATTGCTGGATGGGCTTACTATCTAGTATACGATAATGGTCTCGACACATCAAATGTGTGCGGTCCTTTTGCCTCAGAAAGAGAGGCTATCGAAGACGCGAAGGAAGTAATTGCAAACAATTTCTACGACGAAGACGCAGTAAACATTTGTCTGCTGTCGCTAGATCGTGTACTCACGATGGCAATTACCGTGCAAGAAGTTGAAGTTAAACAATACGAGAATAAGATCGTACTAAACGAGGTGAGTAACTAATGACCCAAGTATCAGGAATCGTAACAGAAATCAAGGCTAAGCCCACCCGCATCGGTGATATGTATGATGTCATCGTTAACGGCGTAGCCTACGGCAATGGTAAGTACCCACCTCGCGGTGTTAAGGCAGGTGACTTCGTTACCTTCCAAGCAGAGACTAAGCAGAACGGTAACTATACCAATCATAACATCATCCCACGTACGCTGCGTGTAGATGACAAGCCCAATCCGGAAGCCGTAAGCGCAGCTAAGGCAGCTACTGCTGTCAACGTAGCATCAGCTGACAAGCGACAAGAGACTATCTCTAAGCAGGCTAACCTAAATACCGCGCTAACGCTAGTATCTATCTACCTACAGAACGGGGCATTTAAGGTTCCAGCTAAGGCTGCCGATGCTAATGAAGCTATCAACGCACTAGTGTCTGACACAGCTTCTAAGTTATACTTTGCTACCACTGGCGAGAAGTGGGACCTTGATCTGAACGCAGAGCTGGCCACGAAGCCGCAGGCTGTCGGAGCAGATGCCATGATCGACGGTGAATACGCTGATTGACTCGCACATTCATTGCAGGTGCCTTGGCACTTGGAGTGATGTTCGTAGTAATTATGCTTGCGCTTGGTATAAGGAGAAGCAATGACAACTTACATCGATAGGACAGGGCTGTTACTACAGCGACATCAGTACTTATGTGACACGGCAAGAGAGTTGATGTCACGTAAGAATCACGATTACACTGCTGCTAGTGGTGATCCGTTCGCAAACTTTAGAGGTAGTGATTATCTCGGAATCAAACCGGAGCTAGGTATTCTACTCCGTATGCAAGATAAGATGATGCGTGTTCGTACCTTCGTTGATAAAGGAGAACTGCGTGTTAAAGGCGAGAACGTAAAAGATGCTTTGATTGATCTGATCAACTACACTGCACTACTTTACGGATTAATAAAAGAACAAGAAGACAAGGAGGTTAAATTTGGACAAGTTGTGCCAGTGCCAGAGGGTCGAGATTTACGGACAGTCGTACCCTACAACAGCGTGGCCTATGCCGCCGTACGAAGAGAGGTACCAGCAGCTGGACCTTTTTGCGGATCAGATTACGACAACTGTTGAGGACGCTGAAGTAAAAGCAGTAGCCACAGTGCTACAGCTTAAGCGTAAGGCGCGAGAACTGCGACGGCAAGCGGCTCTTATCGAAGAGCTAGCCGAAGAGCTAGAGTCTAGCCTCAATGCAGCCTACGAGGTAAGTACTCGATGAAGCAGTATCTACCTACGCACTTCCAGCAGTATATCGCTATCAGTAAGTACGCTAGGTGGCTGCCTGAAGAGAACCGTCGTGAGACTTGGGAAGAAACCGTAGACCGGTATATGCAGAATGTAGTAGCACCTACTTTAGACAACGTAAATCCACTAAGGAACGGTGGGCACGGTGATCCAGAATTGATGGCTGAGATTCGTAATGCTATCCTGAACCTAGAAGTTATGCCATCAATGCGTGCGTTGATGACAGCCGGGCCCGCTCTTGATCGTGACCATATGGCCGGGTATAACTGTAGCTTCATTGCAGTAGATCATCCTCGTGCATTCGACGAAGCGTTGTACATCCTAACCTGCGGCACTGGTCTAGGCTTCTCGTGTGAAAGTAAGTATGTCAATAAGCTACCTGAAGTAGCCGAGACATTCCATCACACAGATACTACCGTCGTTGTGGGAGATAGCCGTATCGGTTGGGCTTCATCATTCCGTGAGCTAATCCAGTTGCTGTACGCTGGCAAGATTCCACGTATTGATGTCTCGAAGGTACGCCCCAAGGGCGCACGACTAGAGACATTCGGAGGACGCGCATCAGGACCACAGCCGCTAGTCGATCTGTTTGATTACACAGTTGCTACCTTCAAGGGCGCAGCCGGACGTAAGCTAACAGACATTGAAGTACACGGACTGATGTGTAAGATCGGTGAGATTGTAGTGGTAGGCGGAGTACGCCGCTCTGCTCTAATCTCCCTGTCTGACCTGCACTCAGATCGTATGCGTGCGGCTAAGAGCGGCCAATGGTGGGAAGCACATCCTGAGTTTGCACTAGCTAACAACAGCGCAGCTTATGACACTAAGCCCACCGTCGGTAGCTTCTTTAAGGAATGGAGTAGCTTGTATGAATCAAAATCAGGCGAACGAGGAATCTACAACCGCGACGGGATTAGAAATAAGACTGCTACTATTGGGCGTAGAAACGAAGAACTTATCGCAGGTACAAACCCTTGCGGTGAAATTGCGCTTAGGTCAGCAGGACTCTGTAACCTTACAGAGATTGTTGTCAGAGCAGCCGATGACCTTGAAAGCCTTAAGCGAAAGGCTCGCATCGCAACTATCCTCGGAACTATCCAGAGCACTTTCACAGACTTCCGCTACGTCCGCTCCATCTGGAAGCGAAATGCAGAAGAAGAGCGACTGCTCGGCGTCAGCCTCACCGGTATCTACGACAACCGACTACTAAGCGATCCAGAAGTTAATTCTGGAGTACTTATAGAACTGAGGAAGTATTGTGAAGAAGTTAACAAAGAGTTTGCAGAAAAGCTCGGCATCAATCCCTCTGTGGCTATCACTACTGTTGAGCAATTAGCAGCCTAAGAGGGTAACCTCTTTTGAATAACTAGGTGAACTGCTGGAAACCCTAACGTAAAGTCGAGGGCAATCAGCATCCAAGCCTTACGGAACTTATGACAGCCTCCGTTGTCTAAGGAGTAAGGAAGGTTCAGAGACTATCCCGTAAGGGAGTAGCTTCTAAGTAGAAGCGAAGCGCCTAGCTCCTAGAAATAGGATGATGATATAGTCCGATCTACAGAGAAATCTGTAGCAGTTTACGGAGGAGATAACAATGTGGAGTGTATACCAGATAGTAAACAAGATTAGTGGCAATAAGTATTACGGGATTACAAAGAACGCGCGGTTACGATGGAATGCGCATAAGCACGCTGCTCTAACAGCAAATAAAAAGTCTCCGTTGTACGATGCTATACGATCTTATGGATGGGACCAATTTGAGATGCAAGTGCTAGAGTCAGGGCTAAGCCCAGAAGAAGCAGGACACATTGAGATTGGCCTCATTGCTGGTGATACTACTTGTTACAATCTGCATTTAGGTGGTACTGTTGGATTTGATATACGACTGTTGCCGGAAGAGCGTCAAGTAGAATGGAAGCGTAAGCTTTCTGAGAAACGCGCCGGACGTACTCCGTTTCTAGGTATGAACCATACCCAAGAAAATAAACAGCTATTCAGTCAAGTATCCAGAAAGTATTGGGATACACAAGCGACATACAGGTGGGATGATGTGAAGAATTTGTCCTTCAAAGAAGCCGCTACCAAGTATGGTATATCAAAAACACATTACTACCGTCTCCGTAGACGGGGTAAGAGTAACGATCTTATCTGAACTATTGTAAGCCCTCTGGTACTGTTAGCCAGCTTGTTAACAGTGCTAGCGGGATTCACCCTCGGCATAGTGCATGGTACATTCGTTCGGTTAGGCAGGACAATAAAGACCCGCTGACGCAGTTCATGAAGGATGCTGGCATCCCTAATGAGCCGGATGTGATGAAGCCTGATAGTACGACAGTATTCTTCTTCCCTGTCGCAGCGCCTGAAGGTGCCGTGACTCGTGATAAGGTAGATGCTGTTAGCCATCTGGAACTCTGGAAGGCGTACAACACACATTGGGCAGAGCACCAAGTCTCTATCACAGTGAGCGTACGTGAAGAAGAGTGGCCGCGCGTAGGTGCATGGGTATTCGATAACTTCGATGACCTGTCTGGTGTAAGCTTCCTGCCTATGGATGGCGGTACTTACAGACAAGCTCCGTATCAGGAGTGTACCAAAGAAGAGTATGAAGAACTGCTAGCTAAGATGCCCGAGGAAATCTACTGGGAAGTCTTGCAGCAGTATGAGCTAGAGGATACTACGACCTCAGCAAGAGAACTGGCCTGTGTCTCAGGCTATTGTGAAATCATTTAAGGAGACCTAACTATGTCAAATCGTTATTCATTCGTGTGGCGCAAGAGTGGTAAGCCTGCCAATCTTAAGGCTGTTAGTAGCCGCGACGCTGCCCGTCAGGTTAAGCGCAAAAAGAACTTCTCTGTCGCTATCTGGGATAACCTGAGCGGTAGCTTCGTCCGGTAAACCTTACTCCCCGCTGGTGTGTCGGTTAATACAGACCAATTCCTAGTCAGTAAAGAGCCGCTGGTAGACCGGCAATAGTCTACCAACAAATTCTTAGTCAATTACGGTGACCTACTGGGCGATTCCCGGTAGAGCAATTAAGAATCGGTAAGTGCACCCGTCCGTAAAGCGCCCCAACGCAGTGGTAGCTCAATTGGCAGAGCGCGGTCCTTCCAAGTCCGAGGTTGCGGGTTCGACTCCCGTCCACCGCTCCACATTCCATGCGCCTGTAGCTCAACTGGATAGAGCGCCAGCCTTCTAAGCTGGTGGTTGCAGGTTCAAGTCCTGCCGGGCGCACCACGTTTTGCCCCTGTAGCTAATGTTGGTTAAAGCGCCGGCCTTATATTCCGGTGAAAGCACGCGCCAGATAAGCGCGGCAACGCTGGTTCGATTCCAGCCGGGGGCACCACCTTATGAAGCGGAATGCGCAGGCTGATGCGCGGCTCACAGGGCATAGGGAAACAACTGCTGTTGATTTGTCTTACAGGGCCACCTGAGCCATCCCCAAGACAAAGAGCGCAGCAAAGCCGGAGACCAGCACCGGCCCGCTTCTCCTTTTAAGTATGATAAGCAATCGAGACCTGAGATACATAACCAAAGCACTAGACGAATCGTTGAAGTCAGAGTACGATAAGATTCGTATTGGTGCAGTGATCGTAGACGGTAACTACGTAGTAGCTAAAGCGTGTAACACAAGTCGCACGCACACAAGACAGCACAAGTACAACCAGATGACTGGACGCAAGTGCCCTAGCCCCAAGCTACACGCAGAGATACACGCGCTAATCAAGAGCAAGAACTACGATCTAACTAACGCCACTGTGTACGTTGGTCGCTATCTGAAGAATGGAAGTCTTGGCAATTGTAAGCCTTGCTCTTCCTGCCAAGAAGCTATGCGTGCTAGTGGTGTACGACGAGCAGTTTACACGACAGAACAAGGAGTTCACGTTGCAAGATTTGATTGACAAGACTATTAAGTGGGCAGATGATCGTAATCTACTGGATGGCAGCACTCCCGCTAAGCAGATTCAAAAGACAGCCGAAGAGCTAATGGAACTAGCAGTAGCTATTGGTAAGGATGAAATGCTTAATGCCCTTATGCTGCAAATCAACCCTGATAAAGGAAAGATGCTAGTCGAGGAAGTAGGCGAAGAACTAGCCGATGCAGTAGGTGATGTACTTGTAACACTCATCATCGTAGCTAAGCAGTGCGGTCTAGACATTAACGATTGCTTACAAAAGGCATACGAAGAAATCAAAGATCGTCAGGGACGTATGGTAAATGGAAAGTTCGTAAAGGAAAGCTGATGCTACTATTTGAACGCGCCGTGAGTGTACTAGGTTGGCAAGCCACTGGTAGTGGCTATATCTGTAATCCACCTGTACTGGATACTGACCAAGATTTTGTACTGTACTCGGTCGATCTACGTACTGCACGTAAGGAACTTGAAGCTCTAGGCTACACGTATAGTGTGAAGGATGTAGAGAAATACAAGCTAGGTAAGACTGATCCATTCCAGATGTACAATAGCTTTGACGCTTATAGACACCCGGAAAATAATCACAACCTTATCGTAGTAAATAAAGCTACTGATTTTACGCGATGGAAAGTGGCAACGCTAGTAGCAAAAGAACTTAACATCACTGACAAAGCTCTCCGTATTATGCTGTTCCGTGCAATTCGTAGTGGTGGTACATTGTACCAGCCAGCAGATGCTATTGTTGAGGCAGGAGAAGCGTGAGAGTATTAGTGTATGGCGGCAGGGACTGGAATGATAGCGAGGCTACCTTTAGTTTTCTAAATGAAATTGCTAATCTCTACAACTTTGATCATGCTACGATCATTGTATCTGGCATGGCTAAAGGAGCAGACATTCTAGCAGTCGAGTGGGCTGTCAATAACGATCTACCTATAGATAGATATCCTGCTGATTGGAAGATGCACGGCAAATCCGCTGGACCTGTCCGTAACCAACAAATGTTGGACAGCGGAATTGACTTAGCTGTTCAATTCCCCGGAGGAACCGGTACAGCTGATATGCGTAGGCGCTTAGATAAAGCAGGCATCAAAGTGATGGAGAAAAACTATGCCACTTAAATCAGGTAAGAGTAAAAAAGTCATCAGCGAGAATATCGGCGAGCTAGTTAAATCTGGTAGGCCGCAGAAACAAGCAGTGGCTATCGCACTGGACAAAGCTAAAAAGAAACCAGTGCTGCCTAAGGGAGCTAAGTAATGAAACCTAGATGGATGCTATTTAGTAAGAAGACAGGCAAGCTAGAAGATTGGACAGCTTTTCCCTCAAAAGAGAAAGCAGATAACTACAGATTACTAAGCTGTGACATATGGCTAGCTGATCCTTACTATACTGATGGAACCATTACATCCACAGGACGCAGGCTCGCATTACAAGAAATTAAGCATACTTTACGTATGCGAGATGAAGTAGTCGCCAAGAAAATTAAGATGGAGATAGTTGGTGAGCAAACTAGTTGTTGAACACGTAGCTCACTCGGGTGATGATATACTTGTAGTAGATGCTGCGCGCACCAGCTTCGGTAAGCAGAGTAAATGGGAAATCAAAGAAGACTTTGACTCGATAGAAGATGCGCAAGCTTTCGCAGATACGCACAACGGGCGTGTCGATTGGAACTACATCAGCTCCGATAGTTGGTTCGGCGGTTATCCTGTAGAGTATTTATCAGATAAGGATAAGAAGCTGCTTGATTACCTAGCACGAGAGAAGCACATCCTTCCGTTCCGACATCCACAGATTACTCTGCGATGCAAGGCTCCGATCTTCTTGGCTCGCCAGCTCGGCAAGCATCAAGTAGGTATGAGCTGGAGTGAAGAGAGTCGCCGTTACATCACCACGGAGCCTGAGTTCTTCTGGCCAGACAAGTGGCGTAAGAAGGCAGACAATGTGAAGCAAGGCAGTAGTGACGAAGCTGTTGGTGACGATGACTGGGCGTATGGATTGCCTAGCGCCATCAGTAGGCATATGTCTGACGCTATCTATCTGTACAATGACATGCTTGATAGTGAGGTAGCACCAGAGCTAGCTCGTATGATTCTTCCGCAGAACATGATGACTACGTGGGTCTGGACGGGATCACTGCTATCGTTCTATCAGATGTACAAGCTACGAGCTGAGGCTCACGCACAGAAGGAAGCAAGAGACTTTGCAGAACTAGTCAAGTCAACTGTTCAGCCGCTGTATCCTGAAGCGTGGGCTGCACTAGAAAGGCATGTGTGATGACATTAGAAGAAGAACGTAAGTTAGCTTACTACATGACTCCTTATGGTTATAAGGAATACATGACTAGCGATCTAGCGCACGAAGAATACCAACGTCTACTACGTAAGCAAAAGGAAGAGCAGAGTGATCGAGCACGTAAAGAAGAAGCTGAGTAAGCGCGAGCTGTTTGAGCGTGACGGTTTTACCAAGCACGGTAAAGCTCAGCCGTACAAACGAGAACCAATCCGTGAAGTAGTCGATCTAGATGACGAAGAGAAAGTAGCACAGCTACAGCGGATTCTAGGTGATTGGGAAATGGAAGATGGTTGGCTAGACAAAGGAGATAACTGATATGAATATGGAAGACGTTTTTAATCGTGGACTACACCGCCTAAGTGCACACCAGCTAATCGAACTAGCTGACAGTCAGCAGTTCCTTCTGTCCGAAGTGAGCACTCGTGATCTAGTTTATCTAGTGCAAGAGCTGGCGTTCCGTCTATCTGAAATGCTAGAGACAAGTGCTGATACGCCTACTGAAACCACACTTGCAACTCACGAGTACAACGGATAATGAGTACGATGAATAGGTTGCACAACTGCACGAATCGCTTTCAGGGGTCAACTCGGAAGGTACTGTGTGTTTGCTCAGCCGGACTGTTACGCAGTCCTACAGTAGCTAACTGGCTGCACAAGGAGCACGGTTACAATACTAGAGCTTGCGGTGCGTCAGAAGAGTACGCACTGATTAAGCTAGATCAGGTACTTGCTACTTGGGCAGATGAGATTGTTTGCGTAGAACCTGCGATTTACGACATGATTGCTCCGCAGTTGATCGAGTGGAAGTATGTGGGCTTAGTGAATGTACTGCGTCTGCCCGATAAGTTCGAGTGGAATTCCCCTGAGCTTATCGAAGAAATAGCTAAGCAGTACCCACACGGAGACTACTATCAATATGAAGGATTGCAAGAAGCTAGTCTGTTTAATTGATGAGCACTTCCACAACCCAGAAATTTTAATGCAAGCCGCAAACTATCTACACGCGCATAGTAAGGAGGGCAGTAGTCAATGAACACTAAAACACTAACAGCGCTCGTTGACGCTTAGTTGATATCCTAGTCTACCACTGTGGATTCTCTGCTGACTCACAAGCACGTAGAGAGTATGAGGAAATGAATCCCGGTGTCAGCAAGGACATGACAGATGCTTGGATTGCGGACTTGGAGTATGTGTCTCACGCTCTGTCTAATACTAAGACTCTGCTTAACAAGCTACGTGGAATCTTTGCTCCTGAGCTTAAGCTGTACCTTACCGGTAGTGGTAACTTCAGAGAACAGCTAGCTACTATTCGTCCGTACAAAGGCAACCGCGTCGCTTCACACAAGCCTAAGTACTACAGAGACATCACCGATTATCTAGCAGACTTCTGGGATGCAGAGATTGTCAACGGCAAGGAAGCAGATGACGCTCTAGGATGTGCGCAGTGGGATGAATGGAAGGATAACAAAGATACCACAGTCATTGTCAGTATCGATAAAGACCTTGACAACATCCCCGGTTATCATTATAATTGGCGGAAGGAAGAGCTGTACTATGTAGACTTAGATACTGCTGATAAGCATTTCTGGACTCAAGTAATTACCGGCGATACTGTAGATAACATTCAAGGTATTCCGGGTAGTGGCCCAAAGGCTGCTGCTAAAATCCTAAATGATGCCAATGATTGGCTAAGTATGTATCAGGCTGTTCTAGATGCCTACAAGAAAGCAGGCTCTAGTGAAGCAGAGTTTCACGAGAACGCTACGCTAGCATGGATTCAGCGAGTAGATGGAATTAATTATGATGACCAACCGTACGATATTCCAAACAACGTAGAGGTAACACATGAATAACCTGTATGGCGCGAAGTAAGTGGAAGACACAGCATAAGGGACTGACATTACGTAGTGGATTTGAGAAGAAGGTAGCTACCTTCCTCGACACAAAGAAGATCAAGTACACGTACGAACAGGACAAGATTCCTTATACGGAGCCAGCGACGGATCGCAAGTATCTACCGGATTTCAAGTTACCTAACGGTATCTATGTTGAATGTAAGGGGCGCTTCACTCCAGCCGACAGGCGGAAGATGGCACTCATCATTGAACAGAATCCAGAGTTAGATATTAGAATGCTATTCATGCGTGATAACACGCTGAGTAAAGCAAGTAAAACCACGTATACAATGTGGTGTAGCCAAAGGAACATTAAGTCAGCTGTGTCTAGTGACGGTACTATTCCTACAGAGTGGCTAAAGCCCAGCAGGAAAGCTAGGCAATCAAACAAAAAGGAAACCAACAATGCAGAATGAAAACAACGCCCCAGTAATCAACGCCCTAGATGACAACTCTATCTACCGCGCTTCTATTCACTTCTACTCGAAGGGTAAGGGCGAGAATGTAACTCTAGCCGTAGACGTGTCGCACGTTCTTGACGATGAGATGCAAGGTAATCACATCCCCGCTAGTTACATGCAAGTCTATGAGCTTGTAATGCAGCTACGCCGCAATGCTACACTATTTGAACCTACGGATATCGATGTTGATACTCTCACCGATGCAGAAGTATCTGCTGAAGAGAAGGCTGCTGCAATTCTTGAACAAGTGGAAGCACAAGAGCAAGCGGCTAACGCAGTACTTAACTAATGGTAATGCCTAAGTTACTGCACCTCGATATCGAACGAAGCCCAGTACTTGCAACAATCTGGCAACTCTTCGATCTTCGAGTTGGCATCGATCAGCTGCTTGGTGATAGTGAGATTCTCTGTTGCGCTATGTCGTGGGAAGGTGAGGACAAAGTTACCTTCGTTTCCAAATGGAAAGACGGGCGTAAGGGAATGCTCAAAAAGATTCACAAGGCTATGAGCGAGGCTGATGGAGTGGTCACCTACAACGGTGACCGCTTCGACCTTAAGGTGCTGAACATGGAGTTCGCGGAAGTGGGCCTGCCACCTCCGAATCCTTATAAGTCAGTTGATCTGATCAAGACTGTGAAGAAGCGGTTTAAGCTAACGTCCTATAAGCTAGACTATGTACTTCGGTACTTCAAGCTTGGTGCTAAGAAGCAGCATCGTGGGCATGTGCTATGGCTAGATGTGATGAACAAGAAGCCAGCAGCGTATGTAGAAATGGAAGAGTACAACATCCAAGACGTTACTGAGATGAAAAAGCTCTTCACTTTCCTAAAAGGCTGGGGCATTGTAGGACTGCCCAACTACTCTGCCTTCGCTCACGAAGCAGTGTGTCCCGAGTGCGGCAGCGCTCATTACCAGAAGCGCGGCACTAAGCTTGTCAACATGCTACGCTACCAGCAGTACCAGTGCAACGGTTGTGGACATTGGTTCCGTGATCGTAAGCCAGTCGATGTAGATCGGCAGCCACTGATGGTGCCGATGCGATGATTGATAAGTTCCGCTATTTTCCGTGGCTAGGGTTTAAGACTCTATCACCTGAAGATGTAGAACTACTAGAACTAGATACTAGTTTTACTTGGAAAGGTTTAGTGTTTGAATGGCTAGATGTTATTTGGCTAATCTTCGCTAAAGGAACCAAAGAGGACACTAATGTTGGTTGATGCTGAACGACGTTTTGCGAATCGTGTTGCTAAATGGATGCTTACTTCGAAGCTTGCTAAGTCAGAGATTGCCCAGCGACTCGGGCTGTTCAATGATTCGTTTGTTAACTTGGTTAACGAAGAAGTAAAACGCATCAGAAACATCAAGTAAAAAGAAACCCCCGTAGGCTAAAGGCTTACGGGGGTTTTTCTTTATCTAGATTTTGGCTTCTTCTCTTCAACAAAATACTCCCAGCATTCGCGGAGATTGTCGTAGGCCATGATTGCCTTATGTTGATTTCTTACGTTAATTCCTGCTACCTTGTGGAACTCTGAATCACTAGCAGTCTGCGGAGCAATCGGCTTCACTTCCTCTGTGTCGATAAAAGCAGATGAACTACAGAAAGCCCTATCCTTCAACGAGGTCTTGAAAAGCGCGCAGCTCGTCAGGAGAAAGGTCGCAGCCAGTAGAGCGAGGAGTCTTGTCAACTTGTTCATTGTACTTGTCCTGTTTAGTGCTTAGTCTTTGTTCTTGCTTGGCCGCAGCTGTTGCCTGCTTATCCACCACAGGGGCAAAGGCTTTGGCACGTTCAACCTGTTCAAGAGCCTGCGCTGCGTACTTCTTTTCGCACGATGCTTTACCATCACCTCTTCCTTTGATATAGAATCCAGTTAGGATTAGAGCTACGATTATTAGTTTAGCTAGAGCTAGCTGCCAATCTAATCCTACAAACTTCTGTCCTAGCTTACGTAGCAGAGTACTCGAACTTAGCTTCTGTCTTACACCACGCATACTCCATCTCCCTTCTGTTCATGATGCCGTCGCATCCGTCAATCCTGTTCTTGCCCTTTCGGTACTGAGGAAGTGAGCAGTGATACTTCTTACCCTTCACAGTGATAACATCCCAACGTAGCATTTGATCACAGGCTTCGTTGTACTTCTTCTGCCTTAGCAGCTTTGCTGCTGTACTAGCACAGAAACTCGGAGTACCTACGTTGTACGTGAAGTGCCCCCACACCTTCCACAATTCATCGGTAAGTGGCCCTACCCCACACTTAGCCATCTTCTTAGACATGTTCTGAATGTACCCAGCTTCACGCTTAGCGCACTCAGCATCAGAGTAGTATTTACCTTTCTGAATCCAATCTCCAGTCAGTCCACTACATACAGTAAGAATACCAGCTACATCATAGTAGGCGTAGTGCTTACGCACTTCACTCTTGTCTGCAAGTATAGAACCTAGACCGAGCGCTGCTATCAGGGACATTACCGCCACTTTCTTACGACCTCCACGGGGAGGATCCTTGCTCAATGCTGTCATTTTAGTTCCCTTCTAATTACGCCTACCCACTGCCTAGCAGGAGGTGCGTCTGGAATAGGGGTAGCCACTGTGTGTACGTGCGTAATGTCACCATCAGCCTCTACCAATCTATATCGTACATTAAAGACTCTGTGTTCTTTGATGCAGGCTTGCCATTCGTGCCGGATATGTTCTCTATCATCTATGTGAACATAGTTAATCCAACCCCAGCCAAGGAGTTCCATCTTACCAACGCCGAGCCAACGCGCGAATGTCTGATTAACATTGGTCACAGAGCCGTCATGATCGCAAGAGAACTCAGCTGCGTCTATATTAAGATCCCCCCTAGCACGTAGTTCTAGATGTACATCAGTCAATGTAGCTTTAAGAGAAGTCATACTGTTTTGTGCTACTTCTAGTG